AATTTTTTAAAATCATCTATATTTTGTAAAATATATTCATATAAATTTATCACATTATTTAATTTAACTATTAAATCACTATGTATTCTTATTAAATGTAAGAACTTATTCGCAGATTCAATGAATTTTTTATGTGAATCTATTTTTTCATGTGAATTTATTTTTTCATTTGAATCTATTTTTTCATGTGAATTTATTTTTTTATTTTCGTTATTAGTCAATAATTTTCCATTTCGTAATTTCATTCCGGTTTGATTCATTTTGATTTTTTGTATATTTTATTTATTTTAAAATATCTATTTCAATTTTTTTTTATATTTTTTATTATTTTTTTGATATGCTAATTTCATGTAAAACAGTTTTCCAAATTTATATAAATCTTTATATGAACTATCATACGGAAAACTGCCAAAACAACATGGATAATAAATTTTCATAAATATACTAGCTTTTATCTCAAATAATATTTTGGAATTAAAATTAATTTTAAATATTTTTTCATATTTTATTTTATTATTTATATTATTTGAATATAATGCAAATGATGTTATAATTAAATTGTTTTTATTTACTTTATTATCTATAATATATTCGAATATTTTATAGATAATTTCAATTGGCAATGACATTATATATTATTAAATCATTATATATTTTATTTATTTATTCATTTATTTATTTATTTTAATATAAAATATTTGTAACATTTGTTCTAAATGGTAACAAATTTACGTCTGTATTATAATAATTAATACGTGTTCCATCTATTTTTACTGGAGGCAAATTTGTGTGAATATTTTTGTTACGATATAAAGCACCACACATGCTTGCAGGCATACAAGTACCATCATCTGGATTATCTGGGTATCTAATATTATTAGTAATTTGTTCATATGAACCTAATTTAAAAATAGGATATTCTTTCCAAATATCGTTTGATGTATTATCAGATAATTGATTTTTTCCTATAAATGGATAGGTATCTTGAACTAATACTCTTGTTTGTGCATTTGGATATTGTCCAAAAGCTTTATCTAAAGTATAATTTGAATATCCTTCTTTTTTTTTTAAAATATTAAATAATAATGGAATTCCTACTGATAATACAATTATAAGAAATAAAAAAATATATTGTTTCATATTTATATATATTTTATATATTTTATATATTTTATATATTTTATATATTTTGTATATTTTATATATTTTGTATATTTTATATATTTTGTATTTTGTATTTTGTATATTTATAAAATCAATTTAAAACTATTTACTTTATTAATATTAATATGAACGATTTGAATGAAATGCATGTTACAAAAAGAAATGGAGAATTACAAATAATTGCTTTTGATAAAATCCTAGATAGAGTTAAAAAAATAGGAAAAGAATCTAATATTCAAATTAATTATCAATCACTTGTTATGAAAGTAATTGATCAACTTTATGATAAAATATATACTACTAAAATAGATGAATTAATTGCAGAACAGTGCGCCTTAATGGCTACTAATAATCCTGATTACGCTACACTTTCTTCTAAAATGATTATTTCAAATCATCATAAAAATACAAAAAATGATTTTTATACTGTTATGGAAAAATTATATAATTTTAAAAATATTAAAGGAGAAAATAAACCATTAATTTCTGAAAAATTATGGCAATTTACGCAATTATATAAAGATCTCATCAATGATATGATTGATTATAACCGTGATTATTTAATTGATTATTTTGGATTTAAAACATTAGAAAGAGCGTATTTATTAAAAATAAATAATAAAATAATTGAAAGACCTCAGCATATGTGGATGCGTGTAGCAATTTGTATTCATGGTGATAATAACGAAGATAATTTTTTAGAATTAATTTCACAAACATATGATTTAATGTCTTTAAAGTATTTTACTCACGCTACTCCAACACTGTTTAATGCAGGGACACCCTCTCCTCAATTATCAAGTTGTTATTTAATTGGTATGGAAGATGATAGTTTGGATGGTATTTATAATACATTACATGATTGCGCACGCATTTCTAAATGGGCGGGAGGTATTGGTCTTCATATTCATAATATTCGTGCAAAAGGTTCTCATATTCAAGGAACAAATGGTACTTCTAACGGTATTGTACCTATGTTGCGAGTTTTTAATAATACTGCTAGATACATTGATCAAGGTGGTGGAAAACGCAATGGTTCATTTGCGATCTATCTTGAACCATGGCATGCAGATGTTGAAGATTTTTTAGAAATGAAAAAAAATCATGGTGATGAAGAATTAAAAGCGAGAGATCTTTTTTACGCTTTATGGATACCTGATTTATTTATGGAAAGAATCAAAGAAAATGGTAAATGGTGTTTGTTTTGTCCAAACGAATGTCCTGGATTAGCAGATGTTTATGGTGAATCATTTAAAGAATTATATGAAAAGTATGAATCTGAAAATAAAATGTATAAAACTATAAATGCACGCGATTTATGGTTTAAAATTTTGGATGCGCAAATGGAAACAGGTACACCATATTTGTTATACAAGGACGCCGCTAATTTAAAATCAAATCAACAAAATCTTGGCACGATTAAGAGTTCAAATTTATGCACTGAAATAGTGCAGTACTCTGACGAAAAAGAAACTTCTGTTTGTAATTTAGCTTCTATTGCTTTACCATCTTTTGTAAATACAGAAACTAAAGAATTTGATTATAAACAACTACATAAAGTAACAAAAGTAGTAACAAACAATTTAAATAAAATTATTGATCTTAATTTTTATCCAACGGAAAAAACACGAAAAAGTAATTTATCACACAGACCAATTGGTATTGGAGTTCAAGGTTTGGCAGACACATTTATTCTTATGGATATTCCATTTCATTCAGATGAAGCGAGAGAAATAAATAAACTAATATTTGAAACAATTTATCATGCATCACTAGAAAAAAGTAATGAAATATCTATTGAAAGACAAATAAAAATTAAAAATAATGATTTTACAATTGTAAATGAATATGATTATACAAATTTATCTTATGTTAATCCAAATTTGTACGGATCATATAGTTCATTTCAAGGATCCCCTGCATCAAAAGGTATTTTACAATTTGATATGTGGAATGTGAAACCTACTTCAAATCGTTATGATTGGAATAAATTAAAAGATTCTATTAAAGAATATGGATTACGCAATTCTTTATTAGTTGCACCAATGCCTACTGCATCTACATCACAAATATTAGGTTATAATGAATGTTTTGAACCTTTTACAAGTAATTTATATAGTCGTCGCACATTGGCAGGAGAATTTGTAGTTATAAATAAATATTTAATGAAAGAATTAATTGAACTTGATTATTGGAATGAAGAAATAAAAAATAATATAATTGCAAATAAAGGTTCTATTCAACAATTAACAAATTTACCGGAACACATTCGTAATAAATATAAAATTGTTTGGGAAATACCCATGAAACATTTAATTGATATGTCAGCAGATAGAGGTGCTTTTATATGTCAAAGTCAAAGTTTGAATTTATGGATTGAAGATCCAAATTATAATACACTAACATCTATGCATTTTTATTCATGGAAAAAAGGTCTTAAAACAGGAATTTATTATTTAAGACGCAAGGCAAAACATCAAGCGCAACAATTTACAATTGAACCTGAGCAAAAAAAAAATGATGAATTATTAGAAAAAGATGAAATTTGTGAAAGTTGTTCCGCTTAAATTATTTTCTAAATTAATTATATGATTAAAAAAAAATTAAAAAAACATAAAAAAACATATAAGAATAAAAAAACATATAAGAATAAAAAAACATTTAAGAATAAAAAAATACTTGGAGGATCTGAAACAAATTTAAAAACAATTTCTAAAATAGATTATTTAAAAAATGTAAAAATAAATATAAAAAATATAACAACAATTTTTGATTTATCATTTGAAAACAATTTTTTTATAAAAACAAATGATGAAATTAAAGAAACTTTATCGCGTTTTATTACATCTACATCAGATGAATCATCTACATCAGATGAATGTAATGATGAATTACATGAAAAAAAATGGATTAAATGTATTAATTGTAGTAATATAAAAAACTTAATTTCTAAAGAAATTAATTCAACTGCATATATGTTAAGAGTATTCTCTAATAGTATGATTAAAGGAAATATTGTTTTTACAATAGATAGTAATGATATTTCAAAATTAAATGGAATTTGGGAAAATGATAAAAACTTTATAAATATAACAAATATAACAAATACAAATAATCGTTTAATTATGGGTTTTGGTCCAAGTTCATCTGGTAAAACATATTCTGCTAAAAAAATGATTGATATTTTTTCACAATCAGAACATTTTCCTAACTTTCCTAATATGTTTTTAACGATAGATGGTGGCATTCATCGTGAATGTTCTATTGTTTATCAAATGATTGTTATGAATATACATGAACAAGGATTCGCTGGTTTAACAAATTTAGTACTTCCTTATTTTAGTGTAACAGAAAAATCTTTATTTAAAGCAAATATTATTAAAAAAAATATGATTAAATATTTAAAACTAAAAAGATATTCTATTAGTTTGTATATACCAGAAACATTAGGTGGGTGTAATTTATCTTTAGGATTACAACCATGTATTTCTAAATATAGTGTTTATATAGATATTACTAATGATACTAATTGGATTGGACTTCTTATTTGGCAACATAAATATGGTTTTATGTGCAATTTTAATGAGTCATATAAATGTATTGGTTGTACTGAAAGTGGTACAAAAAGAGAAATGAGTGAAGGAAAAAAATATAGTAACACAGCGTGGGAAGATTCAATGAAAAATGGAATGGTAGAAATGAATGAAGCTCCTGGTGGTAGATATAAAATTCATACAACTGGAGGAAAACAATGGTTGAAAAATGGGATTTTAACTAATTGTATTAGTGTTATTGAAGATTATTCTGTAGATAAAAAAAAATTATTATCTGAAGAAACATTATTTTCTATGGGTTTTAAATATTCACTACCAAATAGTTGTTATTCATAATTATTATAAATTGATAAATTATCTATAATATTTTTAAATTGAATACAATTTGTATAAATATCAACATCATTTTTTAATTTCATAAAACAACGAAGTGTTACAAGAACATCATTGTATGAATTATGCAAATGATTTGGTTCGCAATCAAATAATTTTTTATGTAATTCTGATAATTTGGGATATTTTAAATACTGTTTACCTGTTGCATTATATTTTATTATATTACATAATTCAATAGACTTTTTCATAGTACAATAAAATTTATTATAATTTATAATAAAATAAAAATCTTGTGTATATTTTTTTTTTATTTCTTTACTAATTTCTTCACATCTAATAAGTCTTAATAATTCTACTTTTA